ATGACTCCTCTCGCAGACACCTTCGCGATCCACGCCGACAATGCGCCGGGGCTTGAGGTGCAGGAGGCGCGTCTCTCTTTATTCAGCAGGCACAATTACTTGCAACGCAAGAATCAGGTGGTAAACGCCTTGCTGCAAAATGACTTTACGATAACTGACCGCCGCTACATCGGCTACGAGGTTGACACCGGATACCACCACTACGCCATCGATGTGGCTCAAGAATATGAAGTCTAGGAGGTATAAAGCATGGCGACCATTGGCCTTGATCGGCTCTATTATGCACCCATCACCGAAGCACCCGTCACAGGGAACGAAGACTACGGTACGCCGGTCATGTTGGCGAAGGCTATTAGCGCGGAATTATCTGTAGAGGTAGCCGAAGCCACACTCTACGCGGACGATGGTGCGGTGGAGGTGGTCAAAGAATTTCAGACCGGCACTATTACGCTCAATGTCGACAGTATCGGACGAAGTGTGGCCGCCCTCCTTACGGGGGCTTCCGTGGACACAAATGGCGTCTTGGTTTCTAGCGGCGAGGACGTAGGCACGCCAGTGGCCATCGGCTTTCGCGCCAAGAAGGCCAATGGGGCATACCGTTACTTCTGGCTATACCGCGTGAAATTTGGCATCCCCTCCACTAACCTTGCCACCAAAGGCGACTCCATAACCTTTTCCACCCCCACCATCGAAGGCACAGTCACGCGGCGCAACAAGGCAGATACCCGCGGACGCCACCCGTGGAAAGTTGAAGTTAACTCCGATGATGAAAGTGTCCTGCCGGCCATAGTAACCGGCTGGCACACCACAGTCTACGAGCCAGACTTCACGCCTTAAGGAGGAAGCGTCATGGATAGTGAGAGAAGCGCGAGTATCAACATTAGTGGAGTGGAATACAGTCTGGTGCTGACGACACGCGCCACCAAGGAGATTGCCAAACGCTACGGCGGCTTGGATAATCTCGGCGAAAAGCTGATGAAAGCGGAGAACTTTGAACTGGCACTCGATGAAGTCATTTGGCTTATTGCCCTTTTGGCGAATCAGGCCATCCTCATCCACAATCTTAAGCACAAGGAACAGGCAAAACCTCTCTTAACGACAGACGAGCTTGAGCTCTTGACCACGCCGAGCGAACTTGCCCAGTACCAGGGTGCCATTACCGAGGCCCTGTATAGGGGCACAAAACGCAACATTGAGAGCGAAGATGAGCCAAAAAACGTGCCAGCCGAGTAAGCGACGAAGAGTTGTTTACTCGGCTGCTGTACTACGGCACGGTGCATTTGAACCGCACGGAGGAAGCGACCTGGCTCATGCCGGTGGGATTGCTGCTCGACTTGTGGGAGTGCCACAAGCAGTACCATGGGATGGCGAAGCCTAGGAGAGAGATGTTTATCGATGATGTGATCCCAGATGGGCTGTAGCATAACGGAATGGAGGTGGCGAAGTGTCGGACTTTGGCTTGCGGATAGGCGTCGAGGGAGAAAAGGAATTTAAGAATGCCCTGCGGGATATAAACAGGTCATTTAAGGTCTTAGGCAGCGAGATGGCCCTAGTCTCAGCCCAGTTCGACAAGAACGACAAGTCGATACAGGCTTTAGCGGCTCGCAAAGAAGTGCTTGGTAAAGAGGTAGACGCCCAAAGCAAAAAAGTAGACAAGCTTCGCTCTGCTCTCAAGAATGCCGCCGCCTCCTTCGGCGAGAACGACAGGCGCACACAGGAGTGGCAGATTCAACTTAACCGGGCACAGGCTGAGCTTCTCGGCATGGAGCGCGAACTTGGGGATACCAATAAGGCTTTGGACCAGTCGGGGCAAAAGTTTGACGAGGCTGAAAAACAAGCCGACCAGTTTGGTGACGAGCTTGGTAAAACGGGCCAAGACGCAGACAACGCTGGGGCCAAGTTTGGCAAGCTTGGCGGCATGCTTAAGGGTGTCAGCGTCGCAATGACTGGGGCCTTTGTTGCCATTGGTGCGTCTGCAGCAGGTGCGGCGAAGAAGCTCAGCGCTATGACGGTGGGAGCCTCGCAGTATGCCGACGAGATGCTTACCATGACCACGGTTACGGGCCTGAGTACGGACAATCTGCAGGCCTACAAGTATGCGGCAGGACTCGTGGATGTGTCATTAGAGGCTCTTACGGGCAGCATGGCGCGAAATATTAAATCCATGTCTGCGGCTCGGGGCGGCACAGGCGCGACTGCCGGTGCGTATAAGGCTCTAGGTGTCGCGGTGGTAGACGCGCAGGGCAACCTCCGCGATTCAGAAACCGTGTATTGGGAGGTCATAGATGCCCTAGGCGAAGTGAGCAACGAGACTGAGCGCAACGCCCTTTCGATGCAACTTTTTGGCAGATCAGCCCAAGATCTAAACCCTCTCATCGCAGCAGGCTCGGCAGGCATTGCCGAACTGACGACGGAAGCACGCGAGATGGGAGCGGTAATGGGCAAGGGTTCGTTGCAGGCCCTTGGCACTTTTAACGATGCCGTAGAGCGATTAAAATCCGGCAGTGCCGCGGCGCAAAACGCCCTCGGCTTAGTACTATTGCCGCAATTACAAGTCCTGGCCGATGACGGGGTGCAGCTCTTGGGGCAGTTCACGCGCGGGTTGCACGAAGCCGGGGGCGACTGGGGAAAAATCCGAGAAGTAGTCGGGGGTACGGTGAGCGGTATTGTCAATACCATCATGCAGGTTATCCCTGACTTTATCCAGTTGGGCATGGATGTGGTGATGTCTATCGGCGGGGCCATTATGGACTATCTCCCGAAGCTGGTCGATGCCGCTTCGCAAGTAGTCCTAACCCTTCTACAGGGGATGATTCGTGCTCTGCCCGGACTAACCGAGGGGGCACTGCAACTTGTACTGGCACTTGTTAACGGGATCATCGCCAATTTACCAGAAATCGCTGGGGCCGCGGTGCAGATGATTTCCACGCTGATCGCAGGACTTAGCAAGGCACTGCCGCAGCTAATCCCGGCAATCGTGCAGGCGGTCGTGCTCGTCAAAAAGACACTCCTAGACAATCTGCCGCTGCTTCTAAGCGCGGCACTTCAAATCGTGCTTGGTCTAGTGGAAGGAATCCTAACGGCAGTGCCGCAACTTATCGCTGCGCTGCCTGTTGTCATTACAGCTATCGTCACTTTTCTCGTGAACAACATCCCGCTTATCGTCGACGCAGGCATTCAATTGTTCACGGCATTGGTAGCGGCACTACCGGAGATTATCTCGGCCATTGTTGCCGCAGTCCCGCTAATCATCACCGGGCTGACAACGGCGATACTGGGGTCACTGCCACAAATGGCCGCAGCAGGCTTCAGGCTGTTGGCTGGTCTAATGCAAAATTTGCCAGGTATAGTCGCGACGGTCGTTCTCGCAGTCCCGCAGATCATCGCGGGGCTAATTAGTGCTTTCAACTCAGCCATTGGGCAGATGTCGCAGATAGGCGGGGCCTTAATCAGGGGTCTGTGGCAAGGGATCTCCGACATGGGGGCATGGATTCGCGGCCAGATCGCGGTCTTTATGAATGGCATTGTCGGGGGGATTAAGAGCTTCTTCGGCATTCGGAGTCCCTCGCTGCTGTTTGCCGGAATTGGGGGCGACATGGCTGCGGGCATCGGCGTTGGTTTCGAGCGGGCGATGAGCCAAGTGGGTGATGAAATGCGCCGCGCTATCCCCACTGACTTTGAAGTCGCAGCCAGCACTGCGCCCAGCGCGCCCGGAGCAACACCGGCCGTTGGCAGTCAAGGACCACTCTTTATCGTACAAAGCATGGTCGTTAGGTCCGAGGCTGACATTGAGAGCATCAGCCGCCAGCTTTATCGGCACATACAGGTTGGCATGCGAGGGCGAGGTGAGGCATAGATGAGCGGTTTCACGTTTGCCGGTGAGCACTCAACAGCCTTTCATGTCCGGCTGCTAAAATCGCCGATATCGATCCTGCCTGGAACGAGGGACAAGGTGCTCTCACTCCCTGGGCGGCATGGCGCGCTGCGCATGAAACCGGACCTTAGGGAGCGTACCCTCACCATGGACTGTTGGCTAGCCGCTACTAGCATGACAGAGTTGCAGGCACGATTGACAAGTGTGCGGGCATGGATCACCCCCTTGCGTGGGCTGCAGCGCTTGATTTTAGATAGCATTCCCGACAGATTCTATCTAGCGGCCTACGCGGGGGGAGGAATTGATGCCGCTATAGTGGCGCGACAGGGACATTTCACTCTAACCTTTGTCTGCCCTGACCCTTTTGTCTACGCGGTAAATCCCGATGTGGTGACGCTCTCCGCTAGTCCCCATACACTTAGTCTACGGGGCAATGCTCCTGCAGACCCCCTCCTGCGCTTGCAGGGCAGCTCAAGCGGGCTAGCAGGTCAACAGATTAGTCTTGCTGTCGGACCACAGACGATTATCTATCGGGGGGCCTTGACGACTGGTGAGTGGCTGGAGATTGATTGCGCGGCGAAGACTGTGATGCGGGTCAGCGGTACAGGTCGAGCGAATGTCCTGCCGCAACTTGATAAGCCCACCTTTCCACAGCTGTTGCCAGGTGGGAACGTCATCGCCGTTTCCCCCATAGGTGGCGCATCTTGGAGCGCCTTAGAGTTACAGTGCCGGAATCGTTGGTTGTAAAGGAGAGGTATTGAATGGCAAATATGTCGACTTGGCTGGAGGAACGAATTCTGAACCATGTGTTTCGCAATACGGCGTATACCCCTGCGGCAACGGTGTTTGTGGGGCTGGTCAGCGATCTGGCCACCGATGTGGACCTCGAAGGAGGTCTCTTGGCTAATGAAATTGCTGCCTACACTGGTGACAGACGGGCCGTGATCTTTGGTGCCCCAGCACAGGTGGGGAACGTCGGGCAAATCCAAAACACCACGGCGATAGATTTTGAAAATATGCCGACTATTACTGTTAAATACGCCATTGTTTGCGATAGCGCGACCAAGGGTGCAGGTAACATCCTCTACTGGTGTCCTCTGATTGTCATACGCAGTGTCAACTCGGGTGATATCTTGCGGCTACCTGTTGAGGGCCTAACATTGACATTGGCGTAATCGAAAAGGGGGAAACAGCTGTGGGGGCGTTTGTAGATCTTTCGGAAATTTTGCACCGCGTGACAGGCGGGTCGGGGGGCAATCCTGAACATCTGTTCTTCCACAAAGAGGCGCGAATTGCGGGGGCAGCCGCACCTGCTGTGATTGCCGGGGCCTTGTCCAGCCTGTGGTTGTACCAAGGTTCTCCTGCGCACGGGGATATTCCGGGTGTAGCGTCGGCTCCGACGAATACCACGCCGGGGGCCCTAAGATTCACACCTCCGACAGGCGTCCAGCAGAAATGGTTATTGGGCATGACGGCGACCGTAAGGGTTGCAGGAACTCTCACCTTGTACGATCGGTTACTTCATAACGGCGGGCTGTCGGGGACGGTTATTACTCCCCAGGTTGTCGGAGGAAGTTTGACTCGCAATCTAAGTGGCATCGGCAATGAAATCTGGGTGGAGATATACACGCTTGTGGGTACGACCGGAACCACTATTACGGCGTCCTATGTTAATGAATTGGATGTTACTCGAACCACTCCGGCCATGTCGTTTGGAGGTACAGGTAATCGAGAAGCCACACGCCTTATTCACCTGCCGCGAGCCAGTGGGGACAGAGGCGTTAAGTCTGTGATTAGTGTAACTGTTTTAGCTTCGACTGGAACGGCGGGGAGTTTCGGGGTGACTGTAGCGCGCCCGCTCGCCTTAGTGCCGATAAATATGGCTTCTGTGGGAGCAGTGCGGGACTTCATTTCTGGGCTTCCCAGTGTTTTAGAAGTTCCAGCTGGGGCCTGTCTGACCCTCGCTCATTATCCCACCAATACGCCCGCCCCAGCTGTTTTCGGGTCTTTGCATATGGTCGAGAAGTAGGGAGGAGTTGCGCATGCCGATAAGCACTTATGCAGGATATGTTGAGCGTGTAACCACCCCGTCGCTACGCATCCGTAACACAAAAAACTCCATCCTACCCTCCTCCCATCGCCTCACTTCCTTCTGGACGCGCTCCCCTTTTGCGGGGGCCATTCCAGGGGCAGCGGCAATATGCACTAGGGCATTGGCGGGCGCGATGCCAATCCAGACATTCTCCAGGGTAGCGAGAGTAGCTCAGGTCGAGGGAGAGGTGGCCACTGCGGGGACGCTGATCATTGCGGACCGTCTTTTCCATATGAGCGGGCTGTCCGGTATATTGACGGCACCACAGACGGTAACCCCCCTATCGCTGACGCGCTACCCCGACGGTGTGGGAGTGCTAGCAGCCTTAGAGATTTATAGTCTGGTCGGTTCGACGGCGACAACAGCGACCATTACCTACACTGATGATGCTGATATCGTGCGTGTTTCGCCGACGACAGCCTTCGGGGGAACTGAGTTTCGTGAGGTTGACCGGGCAATCCCCATCCCATGGGCGCAGGGCAGCCGAGGAGTCAAATCGGTGAGTGATGTCACGCTCGCGGCAACTACAGGCACCGCGGGTAATTTTGGGGTAACTTTGTACAGACCGCTGATGGTGATCCCAGAGCTTGGCCATCCTCAGGCGTTTGGTGTGGATGCTCTACTGGGTCTCGCGGGGAATTTAGCAACTATTTGGCCTGACGCCTGTCTGGTCCCATTAGTATTTTCGATAGCGAGTTCCTTCGGACCTTACAACTTAGAGATTCGGGTGATTGAAGAATGATTTTCGCGTGGGGGCCTCGCTTTCATGGGCAAAAGTTTCTGTTCGATGGGGCTGCCGCCGAACTAGGCTTTGTGCCGCTGGCACCCCCACAGGTACCATTGACGGCGGCTGGTGCAGGGCTGAGTGACAGTCGCATCTCATGTGCTGTTGTTAAGAGAGTGTCGGCGTTTGGGGCCAGTCAAACTTCCGCGTCGGCCTGGGCACAGGTTGTACTGTCAGCTGAATCTGTTGGGCATTCCCAATCCGGCGCGATTGCTCTTGTGTTCCAAGTGGGTGGAACAGTTTTAGCACATGCTAACGGGTCTGGGATTGCTGGGTCTACTATCAACGTTGGTCGGGGCGTTGATGTCGTTGCTCGTGGCGAGGCATTAGGGGGAAGCGAGGCCGTAGTCACCCCTGGTGTGGTAGCCCTAGCTGTTGGTGTCGGGCAAACCCAAGCTCTTGCATCACTTCGCTTAGTTGCTGTTGGTAGGGGGCTGAGCACTGCGGTCGGTGGGGCGTGGGGAAGCCTAGAACTTGTGATTCGGTGGTATACACACCCTGCTTACGCAGTACCAGTGGTTGTTGACAGCGAGGGGCGTCCCCAGATTCTACTGTCCGACGCCTTTCAGATTGTGATTGACGAATCACTGCAGGGAACCGACTTGTTGACCTTTATCCTCCCCTCTCCTCACCCTTCAGGGCTTGACCTAGGCTCTCTGATTGATTTGGCGGGGCGGGTGTATCGAGTAACTATTATCCGTGAACTAGAAGACGACGTAGGGCTCCGCCGCGTAGAAGTTGAAGCTTGGGCTCTGTGGTACGACTTGGCCAAGATGCCAAACTTGCCCGAGCAGGACTGGGTCGGTGTCACTGTTGCCGAGATATTGCCATTTTTGCTCGCAGGGACGGGATGGACGCCCTATCAAGCTGTTGCCACTAGTCGTCGGAGTCTTCGCTGGGCGGGAGGGTGTAACCGCCTAGAGGCACTACGGGAACTAGAGCGCATCTTTCAGGTTGAGGTCGTATGGAACACGTCCGTGCGGACCGTGTCGGTGCAGCTGGCCGGTGGAGTAGACTATGGATTATATGCCTTGCGTGGGAAGAATCTCACGAAATTTGAGGTTGAGACCAGTGCAGCAGATTTAGTTCATCGGCTCTACCCGAGAGGGAAAGATGGACTTACTATCGCTGAAGTTAATCAAGGAAAACCATACCTAGAAGTCAGCAGCCCGTATAGCCCGCCGCCATCCGCGGTGCTGGTTGTAGAGGGCCTTACCACACCCCAATCCCTTATGGAATTTGCGCTTCAGGAATTTGCTGCGCTACAGCTTCCGCGGATCAGTTACAGCTGTCGCATGGTGGATCTTTCTGCGCCTCCAGGGGAAGTAGAGCGTCTTCGCTTGGGAGACCGCGTGACGGTTTACGATGAAGATAGTGGGCGTCACTTTACGGCCCGCGTGGTTAGGCTGCGGTATCATGTTGAGGAGCCATGGCGGAGCGAGATCGAGCTTTCTACTGCTCAGCGCAACCTTCTTGAGAGTGTAGGTGAGATTCGGCGCAGAGTTACACATTTGGAGCCGCGGGTCAGTGCCATCGCGCAAGACCTAACGCATCTCTCAGTTAATAATCACTTGCGCAATTCTCGCGCTGACGATGGTCTACTTCACTGGGTCTCCTCTGGTTGGGAAAGCGACATTGAGCAAGGAGTATCCGGGCTAACTTCTTTCCGTGCAAAAGGACAACCTGCGGCTACCCATACGCTAATGCAGGTAGTGACCCCCGCGCATAGGCAGGACTACATCTTCAGTGCGTGGGCTCGCTCAAATGTGCGCGTGGGGTCTTTAGGGAGCGCCGGTGCCGAAATTGTAGTCAGATACACAGATGGGAGTAGTGACCGCTGGTGGACGGCACTGATCCCAGAAGGGGAGTGACGCATGCTCGAACTCGAACATATTCCCGGTCCGGTCGTGGTGGGGAGAACCTACCGAATTGCATTTTCTCCTGATAGTAGGTATATAGCACGAGTAGGGTGGGGCAGTTTGCATGGTCTGTCAGTTATCACTGTGGAAGGCTGGGGGACGCACTTTCCAGCTGTCCCTCCGGAGGGGCTTGCTTTGGCCTGGTCGCCAGACGGGGAGTATCTAGCTTATGGATGTGAAACCTGGCCGGAGACCCAGTGTGTCTTTGTTCTGCGTACGTCAGACTGGGGCGTAGTTGCAGAGTTGCCGGTGATTATCGGGACATGTTATTCACTGTCTTGGTCACCTGACGGGAGGACCTTGTCTGTTGTGTTTCTTAATTGGTCGCAGTACACCCTGCAATTTGTTCAGACTTCTGATTGGACCTTAGCCCCGACGCCCCTGCCCCCGATATTTGGAGAGGACTTTGCCCTTGAGGCCGTGTGGTCGCCTGATGGGCAATGGCTCGCGCTGACCAATACAGCCACCTTCCTGTATATCTATCGAGTCTCGGATGGGACTTGGATACATGTGCCAGGGTACTCGTTTAACTGGCCAGGGACCTGTCTAGCTTGGTCGCAAGACAGTAAACTTCTTTCAGTGCCAGTGTGGGAGCCGACTGGCCGAGGGACTTATGTGGTCAGGCACACAGTACTGCGTGCAGGAACGTGGGAGTCGATACCCGGGTTCCCGCTGCTTCCGGGTGCTAATCCCGATTCGGCGTTTTCTCCTGGAGAGGGGGAATATCTGGCGGTGGCCCATGGAGGTTCGCCCGGTCTCACTGTCGTTCGCGTGTCAGATTGGGCCATCGTTCCTGGGACTGGAGGTAGTACTACGGAGCCAGTCATCACCAACTATCCGTGGGATTCCCCACACCCCGAGGACGGATTCGCTGTGGATTGGTCTCCTGATGGGCGCTTGCTCGCACTAGCTGTCCGTGGTGCGCCCGGAATGAAGATCTACTCCGTCAGCCAACCACTGGGACCTTGGAAATTGTATCGTCTACCAGTGTCTGTGCGGGAAGGGGCGCGAGTCGCTACGATTGAGTTGCGGCTTGTTCTGGAGAATGCCCGCGGAACATTACACGTAACAGATATTATGCTGCAGGGGGGGCGCGTACCAGTCCTGTGGAGCGGCCATCCAACAGAAAATAAATTCTAACAGGGATCTAAATTGAGAACGAGGGCCTATCTGGCGCTGGACTGCACAGCTTCCGCCAACAAAGTGGGAGGCTAGAGTAACATCTGGCCCCCGTCTTAGCTTTGGCTTTGCCTCAAGAAGTCGGCTGGCACAACTAGGTGTGTGCTCTGCGTGATCATAACTGCTTCTGTGAAAGCGTTAATGAAACGGAGGTTGTAAATATGCGACCAATCTGGAACTTGGCACAGACTGCCCTCGCCGCTTTTGGCGGTTTTTTGGGTTGGTATGTAGGGGGAATGGACGGCTTTCTTTACGCCCTACTCGCCTTCATGCTGATTGACTATATCACTGGCGTGATGAATGCCGTCCTCAAGAAGTCCCTCTCAAGCGAAATAGGAGCGAAAGGGATATTTAAGAAAGTGCTCATCTTTGCCCTGGTGGGGCTAGGTCATGTTATTGACAGCCAGGTGCTCGGCCAGTCGCAAACAATCCGCACTGCGGTGATCTTCTTCTACCTTAGCAATGAGGGCATCTCAATTCTAGAGAATGCAGCCGCAATCGGGCTACCCGTGCCGGAGAAGCTGCGAGAGGTCTTAGCGCGGCTTCACGACGGGAAGGGGGACAGAAAATGAATCTTCGCCAGCTCTTTCTCACGCATAACGCCTGCTACAAGGCGGGCCGAAACATTGTGCCGCGGGGCATTATGGTGCACTCCACTGGGGCGAACAACCCGTGGCTGAGACGCTTTGTGGGGCCGGACGACGGGCTGCTGGGGGTTAATAGGCACAACAACCACTGGAATCAGGACAGGCCCGGCGGGCGGCTCGTCTGCGTGCACGCCTTTATAGGGCGTCTTGCCGATGGCTCAATCGCCACTTACCAGACCCTGCCGTGGATTCATCGCGGCTGGCACTGCGGTAGAGGGTCGAGAGGCTCGGGCAATGACACGCACATCTCGTTTGAGATCTGCGAAGATAACCTCATGGGGGTGGACTATTTCCGGAAGGTTTACGTCGAGGCCGTGGAGCTGTGCGTGCATCTCTGTCAGCTGTATGGGCTAAATGAGCGGGCCGTTTCCTGCCACTCCGAAGGCCACCGGAGTGGTATCGCCAGCAACCACGCCGATGTGATGCATTGGTTCCCCCGCCACGGTGAAAGCATGGACAGTTTCCGTGACGCCGTAAGGAGGGCTCTGGCATAAAGTGCAGTGCCTTCTTTCAATCTGGACTACGAGATCTACACTGTGGCCGAGGGAGACGCGCTCTGGAAGACTGCGGCGACTAGGCTTGGCAGCGGCGCGAAGCATCATGAAGTCAAGGCGTTGAACGGGATGACTTCGAACATCTTAGTCTTTGGGCAGGAACTTAAAGTCCCAAAGTAGCCAAAAGGATCAACAAATAAGACCCATAGTGCAGAGCTTCCCTCTGTACTGTGGGTCTTGTTTTTTTGCACCCATACCGTCCGATTCTACTTGCTCCCGTGGCTTATAGCGAAGGCGCTAGTGATGACCTTCGGGGGAGGTATTCGCATGACACATCAGCAAAAAGAGAAAGTCTCGCAAATGCGCGGCGAAGGCAACAGTTACTCGAAGATAGCGGCGGTGCTCGGTATTTCGGAAAACACGATTAAGTCCTTTTGCCGCCGAAACAACCTCGGCGGTGTCAGCATTGGAGTGGGGAGTAAAGGCGACGGCGTTCTCTGCCCTAAGTGTAAATCCCCGCTCACCCATACTGTCGGGGCCAAACAAAAGCGTTTCTGCTCCGACAAATGTCGCCTTGCTTGGTGGAACGCCCACCCGGAAGCCGTCAACCGTAAAGCGTTCTATCCCTTCACGTGTGCCCATTGCGGTGCTTCCTGTGAAAGTTACGGCAACAAGAAACGCAAATTCTGTTCCCTCGCCTGTTACGGCAAGTCTAAGGTGGTGCGCCATGAGTAAGGCATTAGCAATCATCCACTACAAAACTGCGATACGGATATTCAGGGAATGGCTTGCTGAGGGCATTATTTCTGCGGATGAACTGACAAGAATCGATACGGCCATAGCCCAGAAATATGGCTTATCTTCCTACAGCATATATCGCTAAAGCGCTTGATAACACGGGCGTTTAGAGTGAACATGTCATAGAGAGAGGAGGTCGTTTATGGCAAGGACAATCACGAAAACAGGCCTAGCTCCTTCGTTGTTTCCCGCCAAGCGGAGAGTCGCGGCCTATGCGCGGGTATCTTCCGGGAAGGAAGCAATGCTGTTGCCAGTCACGCAATTTGGCGTGGCGTTTCTCACCGCCAATGGCATGAGAAGTCGTGTGTCAATCTGCCAACTTAGTAACAATTCTAACGTCAACCAATACGGCGGCACATGCCAGTCGCTGTG